CAGAAGTATCTTCTTCGATTCCGCCTTCTTCATTATAGCGGAAGGAAGAGGAAGAAGGTTTATTACCAAAGCGAGGAAGTTGACGATATACAATACCTTTATCTAAAGCAGATTCTTTTGCCTTTTCTTCTTCAGATTTAGCAGCCTCAGCTTCTTTAGCTTTTTCTTCTTCTTCTAAATCTTTGAAGTGTTTTTTGAAGTGAGCAGATGCTTTTTCTTCAACAATTTTTTCTTCAGTTTTAGGTTCTGTTTCAACTTCTTCTTGAGCATTTAATTCAGCGATATGCTTTTTAAGCTTTTCAGAAATAATTTCGATACGTTCTGTTTCTTCATTGTGTTTAAGAGTTTCGATAATGGATTCGATATCTGTAACTAAGATATCTTCTAATTCTTTAGAATCGATTTGACGATTACCACCATTATCTTCATTACATTCTTTGAAACCACGTTTTTCGAAATCTGCTTTTTGTTTTTCTGTAAAGAGTTCTACACCAGATACTAAATCGAAGTTGTTATAAAGAGGGGTATAAGTAACTTTTGGTTCTTTACCTTCTTCAGCAGCAGCTTCTTCTTTAATTTCGAATACTTGACAACCACGGTCACATAATTTAGCTACCGCAGAAACTTCCATTAATACTTTTTCTGTAGTGCCGGTTACACCAACAAAATTTAAAGTTGCACCGCCTGGAGCGATGATTTTGACAAATTTGCCTTCGCGCATTAAGGTCACCATTCCTATTCATAATATATTATAAAACAAGTAATCTTAAAGATTATTATAATGTGCAGAGTATAAAAGGGCTATGCGTCATAATCGTCATGATATGTGAGATTATCATTAACAGCAATTCCGATTTTCTTCTGAATAGCTCTAACTCTACCGTTATATTCTCTATTACGATATCTATTAACATGATCACCAGCATAATTGCCTTTTGGACCTATCGTAATCTTATTACCTAATTTTTGCATTCTAAATGCTAACCAATCAAGAACTTTAATACAAATTCTCATAATCTTTCTTAAAAGATTAGTCCTTCCTATACTCTTTTCTTGATCTAGTTCAGCTTCTAATTTAGTATAAAGACTTCTAAAAGCAGCAATTTTTGAAGCTACCCAAGTTTTAGGAGCGTGCTCTATCTCTCTCCTAAGTTTTTCTCTAGTATAGTCATCTCTATCCATCATTATCTGATCGAAAGCCTTTAGACTATCTTTATCTTTTTGCAATCTTGTATAAAATGCTCTTCCAGCAGCTTGCTCTATCTCTTTAGGAGTCTTTCCAATAAGGAGATCATCACCAGATCCTTCTGTTTCTAAAAGGATTGCTTCTTGAAGAGCTTCTTTTTCTTCAATATTTAAAGAAAGAGACTTTAATAAATCTCTTTCTATATTTACTGATTCAAGTATATATAATCCCATATACGTTATCCTCTATTTGTTGAAAGCTTCTATTTCCATAAAGATCTTATGGATTACTCTAGAAGTTTCTTTGTAATAATTAATATAAAATTTTATAGAAGAGTAATTGTAATTATTGATTATATTTGTATAATACAAACTATCTTCTATAAATCTTTCATGTATTGTTCTAAGTCTTTTTTGTAATACTTTATCAGAAGAATTTTTATTTAATAATTCAACAAAAAGTTTGTTTACCTTATCCCTAATGCTTCCTATATACTCTATACATTCCTCATGATCTTTTTTTACTTGCACTAAGTCTTTGCATACTACTGCATCATATGAATTTGATAATTTTATAATCTCAGAAGGTTTCAAATTATCTGTTCCATGAAATTTCTTAGATGTTTTTTCAAAAAATGATATGAGTTTTTCTTTAGATTCATATTCCTTTTGTCTACTAAAATTAATAGCTCTAATAGAACATTCGCCTAACCAATATTTTTTATCTAAATAAATATCCAATATTGATTTCATACTAGTATCTAATTTAGGAATATCATATCTAAGCTCTCCTATATTATATCTTTCCATATCCAATTCTGGATAGCTTTTGATTTTCTTTTCAATATAATATATTTGAGTTTTCTTATCTATAGTCTTGCTAGCAACATAAGTTCTAAAATCATTAAGAGTTTTAGAAGAATTAAAGATTTTGCTAATAGCTTCTTTCACACTTAGTTCTTGCATTAGAGAAGAAGTTAAATCAGAAGCTTTATTTTGAAATTTTGTTATAAGATCTTTTTGCCACTCAATTTTCTCTTTTCTAGAAGAAATAGCAGCATCATAGAATTTATCATTAAACTCAGTTTCAAAATCTTCTATGCTATAATTATTATAAGCTTTATCTTTAGATTCAGATAAAGAGTTAGTAAATATATTCATTATCGACTCCTATTTGTTTATTCTAGAAATTGGAGTAACTTTATCTTCAACAACTTGCATTTTCAATTCTGCAAGCATTGTAAATAATTGGGAGAAGTCATTATCCGTTAAACGAAGATAATTGTATTCACCCATATTAGTAATCATCTTTTCTTTGGCTATTTGTTTAGCTCTATACTCAGTCATAGTTCTTGTATTAGGATTTTTGCCACCATCCTTAACCTCTATAATTAGATTGTAAGGAAGTAGTAAAAAGTCTGTGATCCAATGTCTGGTTTTACCGCCATAGGTATATTCTAATACAGGTCCTGGAGCAATTACTTCAGAAGAATCGAATTCCAGTACCTCATCTAAGAACTTCATAAGATTTAGCTCATACTTGCCTGTATAAGTAAATTCTTTACCATCTGACCATTTATATTTACCACTGATTCGTCTATTAGCAAGCATCTTTTCTTGTTGTTTAGGATCATCTAATAGGTGGGTCTTATTATAGACTTTCATCATACGTTTTTGATAAGTCTTTTTGACAGTCTCATAGCATTTTGGATTCCCGCATAGACGTTCATACTTTTGACGCTTTTCATTCCATTTAGTAGGATTTCCGCATACGGTACAATTACCATGACCATGTTTATTATTCACAATATCATATACCAATCTATATGCAGTATATCCTTCTGGAATTTCATCATCATGTTTTCGTTCTATATGCTTTACTAAATTATCTCTATGATAAGTTTCACTACAATAGGGACAAGGATATCTTTTCATCTTTTCCTCCTATATTCATAATTCAATTACTAAGTGGTCATTACTTGCAAAAGTAAATGAGGAAAAGAATGAGAATATGAAATAATTGATCGAATCTATTTAGTGTAGCTTCTAATCTTCTATACTTTTCATTACTAATCATCCCATTTAGTCTCTCTATAATCAAAGAGTTCATAGCATAGCATTTTCCAAAATCTATTAATATATGAGATATAAGAATTATTAAGAAAATAACCCTACTAAAATAATCAGCAAATCTTGCTCCTGTTATAATACAAAAACCGACCCAAACAATAAACGCATACAAAATACAATGGCAGGTTAATAGATATAAAGATTTTCTTTTATTCTTTTCTAAATATTCTCCTTGAAGTGGGAAGTCGGCTAGGCAATGTATTGCAAATAGAAATAGCATATCTATAATCATTATGTATCACCATCTCTCTTTTTACTTATTTTCTATTATAGTAAGGTCAAGTGAGATTTGTGGAGAGTTTAGAAAAAAAATAAAAGGGAGGATTACTCCCATTTATTTTCTTTGACTTTTAATTGCTCTTTTAATTTGTTTTCAAAATAAGAGATATCATAATGAACTTCTGCTTTTTTCTCAGGAATACGATCTGAGTAGTCTGTAAAATCATCTGGCTCATTATTTACATACTCTTTATTAGCTTCTGCAAAATAACCATAACCAGCTACCATAGATGCTGGTAAAGTCCACATCAAAGTCTCTACTGGAAATAAAATAATATCCATACTAAATCCTCCTAAAACTATATAAACACTATATCACTATTATAGTATATAATTGAACCAAAAATTATACCCATACTCATTACGAGTATGGGTAATATTCTATTTATAGCTATTAGGATTTCCATCAGTATCTTGTTTATTCTTCCAGTCACCAGCTTTTTTAGGCTGGGCTGTGAATCTATCTCCAAGAAAAGTCTTTTCGTATTTTTTCATATTAGGAGCATGGTGTGCATCACCAGAAGTTACTCTTTTTACTTTGCGAACAATACCTTCAATATTTTTAATAACCCTAGCTTCATCTAATATAAATAAAGCCATATTATTCACCAGCCTTTTCATCAGTATTAGGAGTTGGTTGTTTATTAGGATTTGTATTAGTTTTCTCTTGTTGATTATTTTGATTTTGAGAAGGAGCTTGTTTATTCTTATTATAGCTATTTACATGAGCTTGCATATAAGAAAACAAATCTCTATATAACATTCCAGCTGCTGTCATTTTAGCATTTAATGCTTGTTTTAAGATATCACAAATAAGTTTCTTCTTATTATAAATAACAGTTTCGCTATCTTCTGGATCTTGTTTAGCTTGTTGGTTATTATTTTGAGAAGTGTTTTGTTGATTAGAATTATTTTGATTATTATTATTAGAAGATCTATTATCAAAGGTCATCTTAGGAGTTGCTGTAGATGATTTGTTAGCATCATCTTCATTTAATAGATCTTTAAAATATTTTGTATAGAATAGAGAATAATCTGTATCTGCATTTAATGGTGCTGTAGAAGCCATACCTTGAGTATTAGATTGCTTTACAGCATTAGCAGTTTTATTAGCTGCTAATTGAGATGGAGATAGAGTAGGTTCTTGATTGCCAGTGATAGGATTCCTATTAATATAATTTATAATACCGTTTACATCTGTTTCAAAAGATTTTATTAAAGTATTATAAGTAGTACAGAAGTTATACGCTTTAGGAATTAATTGTTGAATATCCTGAGATTGCATATTAACTTTTTTATCTATACCATAATAAAAATCTCTAGCAAACTTAGCAAAATCACTTTGTCCATCATATTCATTTACTAGCATTTTCTTAAACCATAGATTATTTTTATAATCAGCAGCTTTCTTAGCATCTCCTTGAAGAGTATTATTCTTTGTATCTAGAATAGTAACTCTTTTAAGATCCACTCCACTAATATTAGAACTTAACGGTTTCTTTATTCTAGCAAATGCTGTAGTATATGATGGAGCATTTTGAATATTTGCACCACTCTTTACTGGATATTTTTGAAAATCCACAAGATAATCTCTATTTTGTATTAACCATTCGTTATTCTTTTTACCTTGATCATTAGCATAATCTTTAAACTTCTTAAGATTAGTTTTAATAGCAGTGATATTATCTATACGCCATTGATCATTGCCAGAATTTTCTGCTTCTTCAAAATATTCTTGAGAGATGTATCCATTCTCATACATCCAGAGAAGCATATTTCTATTATCTTGTGCCATCTCTAATATAGCATCAAATTCATATGATTCTGAGATGGCATTAAAAAATTCATCTTTTAGCATAAGTCATCTCTCAATTCTTTAATATAATCAATCAGTAATTGCTCTGGATTATCAGTTTTCTTATTCTTATATTTCTCCATTTTAGCAACTACTTTTTTCATCTCCTCTTTTGTGAGTTGATAAAGTTTTGCTGGAGGACGTTTTATAGGAACTCGAACAACATCATCTTTTTCATCGAAGCTAAATAATTCAACTTCATTGATGAACAAATTGCCACTCTTACCAAAATTTAATCCTAATACAGTAAGAGCTCCTTCTATTTCTATTGGTACATACATAAAGCTTTTACCAAGTCCAATATGGTTAGTATTTAATACATAGAATATTGGAATTATCATAGCCTTACCACCAGGAAATTTAAACATTGCTGACGTTAAGAATTTTATTATACCAGCAGCTAGAGCATCTTTTGTATTTTTAGCTATAGTTTTAAAATCTTTCTTATTATAGAATGCCTTCATCTTTTTAGACATAGGAGTCTTTAGATATTCTTCATAACTCATTCGTCTATATTCTGGATTCTTTTTGTATATATTAGATATCTCTTTTGATAAGTACTCGTAAAATTTTTTATTAGATTTATATGATTCAAGTTTAATAGCAAAGTCATCATTGACTCTATTTTCTACAAATATCTTGACAGCTTGCCCTATAATTGTAGATATAGCTATATCTTTAATTATTTTAATATAGATATCTAGCGAAGAAAATGATTTAGTATCTTCTGTTATCAAACTATAAGATTTAAAATATCCCATATTATAAATACCTCATTACATTTTATGAATAGATTACTAAAGTGTCATAGGTATTTGAAACACAAAAAAGACCTAGGAGCAATTAAGCCCCTAGGTCAATTGATTATCTAAAAATAATTATATCTCTATATTTATCTTCGATTCTTATTTCTTTTCAGCTGCAGCTTTAGCGTTTTTTTCTTTTAATGCAGCAGCAGCGTCTTTACGACGATCATCGCCAGTCATTTTGGAAGACAAGTAAGCAACAGCTTTTGCGATCATATCGAAAATTTTGCGGTACCAAGGAGCTTTGTCACCCATTTCAGCTGTTTTCTTTTTGTAGTCTTCAGCTTTAGCGTTAAGAGCAGCAATTTTATTAGCAATCCATTCTTTTGGTTTATTGTAAGCATATTCTTTGATTTTTTCTAACCATTGACGGATTTTGCCTACTTCTTTTTCGCCTTTACCAGCATCAGCAGCAGCTTTATCAGTAGTAGCACCTTCTACTTGTTTAGCTTGTTCGCCAGTAGTGCCACCTTCGTTTTCGTTAACAATCATGTTCATGAAAGTAACGTCGCCAGTGTTTTCGAATGCTTCAAGCATCATGTCAACGAAAATGTATGCATCAGAGTTTTCGCTAATAGGACGAACAACTACGTTATGGCATTCGTTAACTAATTCAGGGTTCATGATGATGCGAGCTTCATCAATAGCAACCGCGATGGAATCAACAGAGATTTGGTTAGCTTCAGCGATAGCATCAACAGCTTCGAAGTAATCCATGCAGGATTCTTCTGCCAAACGTTCAACATCGGAGAAGTTAACTACTGCAGCACCAATACGAGTGTTTTCAACTACTGGAATTGCAATAGGGTTAAGAGCAGCTTCGGATTCGCTCAAGTACACAGCTTCGTCAAGAATACCTTTGAAGCCAGCAGTACGGTTCAACTGAGATTCAGTGATTAACATAGGTAAATACCTCCATTATGATCATAATGATTTAAATTTGGAATAATTTATAAATTATTTTCATTGCTTAGAGATATAAAATCCGATGAAAAATCTATATCTCCAAAGATTTATTATAATGTAATTATTATAACTTTCAAAATCAGTTATTATTATTTTAATTTAGCTCTTACAAACCCAATAGCTTGTTGAGTTTTATTCATTAATGCCTTTACAGTAGAAGTATCCATATTGGTAGGAGAATCTCCATTTGCTTTATTTCTTAAAGAATAGTAAAGATTTCTCATAGAAGCCATTTTCTTACCAAGATATTCTTTATCATTAATATTAGAAGATACTTCTTGAGGAACTCTTTTAAGTTTTTGAAGAATCTTATTTTGTGGATTGATATCGGTTTGTTCTTTCAATGTTTCGAAATCATCATTAAGATATGCATCTAATAATTCATCAGAACCGATATCATCACCACGTTGCATAAGATCATGAATCTTATCAAAAGTAGTTTCTGTTAATTCATATACTGGATCGTTTTTAGAGATTGGATTTAAGAAAATTTGAAATCCTGCTTCTTTAAACTGTTTTGCTGTATCAAGCATTTCTTGATCAGCATATGCATTGACTTCATCTAAAGATAAAGAAATAGTAGATGGTTTAACATCACTAGCTTCACAAACATTAATGATTGCTTGAGTGCCATTTGTAATACCATTAGAAGTTGCATATTCTACTAAGTCTTCAATTCTGATAATATTACAATTCTTTTCTTTACTTTCTCTAATAATAACTAATTCTGGAAAATACTCTGTGTTTTCATGAACTAGCATTTTAGAGCTACCAACAATAGAAGTTGCTTCATCTAAAATGCCATAATCATGGTTAGAAAAAATCATATCAATATCCTCCAATTTAGAAAACAACTGCCTAGAGAATAAATCTCTAGGCAATGCTTTTATTAATTATTATTTAGAAAAGAGTCTAGCACGAGCAGATCTTCTAGAATAAGATTCGCTAACACCATTAACGCCATTATCTTCAGTAGCGTCATGAGCTACACCACCAGCAGTTTTTGCTGCCAATGCTGCAGGAATATTTACTTTGCTAGTTTCTTTTTCATCACCAGCGCCGATGAATTCTTTTTCTTCTTCTTCATCATATTCGTCAGCTAAATATAAACCTTTTTTAGCATCATTATCCAAACCAATATTACCTTTTGCTTGATCTTCAGATGCTTCTTCATTAATACGGAACAATGCCATAGTATTTTACCTCCAAGTAAAATTAGTAATTGAATTACATTAAATCTTTATCATATTTACCAGACGCAATGTCTCTTAAATATTGAAGATGTTTTTGATGAGGATCTACAGATTCTTGGAATTCTTCTAGATCGCTATCAGAATCATCGTTTTCAACATCACCAAAGCCCATCATATCGTCTAATTCGTCACCAAGTTCTTCAGATTCGATATCATCAGCAACGAATTTTTTATCAGCTTTGGAGACCTTTTTAGCTTCAACTGGTTTTTCATGGATAACTTGATCTGTAGGTTCTACTTTAAGTTGAACATCTTCTTGTTCAGCAGCTTCTGCCAAACCAACATTGTAGTTCTTCTTAATAAGTTGAATACCATATTTACCAGTGAATGTATCCATCATTTGTTTAGTATTAGCAAATTTGCGATAAGTCATTACATTTGCTTGATCGCCCCATAAGCCTTTACCTAAACCAGCATCATGCCATTTAGATAAATTATCATCAGTACCAATACCAAGAGTACTCATTTCATCAAGAATAGAAGCTTCATCAATGATTAATGCAGTATTATGATATTGGCCTTTAAGGCCATTGCATTCTAAGATAGAACCAATAGCTTCAGTTACAGAGGAAAGACCATTTGTAATCATATAACGAGAAAGGTCTTCCATTTCAATTAAGTATTTACCAAATCTTTTAGATTCGCGAACTGGAACCATTTCAGCAGTGAATTTGCATTCGCTAACTGGAATAGTAGCCAAGCCATCTAATAAAGATTTAACTTCTTCAACTACAGATACTTTTGTAGTTTGAGGAATTTTGGTACCATTATCAGCAATAGCCATTTCAGAAAGGGTCTGAATAGCAGAGTTAAACATGGCCATGTTCTCCTTCCATATTTAAAAATTAGGATCCTTGTTTGGCTGCTACTAATTTATTTTTAATAGTAGTAGCAGTGTCTTTAGCTTTTTGCAAAGTATTATTTGCAGTTTGTTTTAAAGACTCTGGAGCTTTGGAAGCTTTGTCAGAGAAGTTTCTTACAGCTTGTTTAGCAGCAGAGTATTTATTAGCTAAAGTCTTTACGCTATCTCCTGCAGTAGTAGCGGCAGTTTTAACTGCATCAGCACCAGTTTGAATATGATTCTTCACACGAAGAATATTCTTAGCGCCTTTATTACCAATTTCACCAACAGCATATTTCATTTTATTAAGGTTATCTTTAATAGTACCTTCACAATATGCTTGTAGATGGTAAGAGTCTTTGAAGCTTTCTGCTTCAAAGTCTTTGTTAAAAGCTTCCATTAATTGTTGATAATAAATAGAGTTTTCAGAAACTGGAGTAATGTATACCTTATATCCAGCTTCTTTAATAGATTGAGTAATCTCTACTAATTCATCATCTTCATAAAGAGAAGCTTCATTTACAACAAAACCAATTCTGGAATCGTTGCTAATCATACTGGCTTCACATACAGCTCCGATAGCTTTATGACCATTTGTAATACCATTAGAAGTGCCGTATTTCACGAACTCTTCTAATTGAATAAGATTACGATTTAAACGGTCGATATGTCTAATAGGAACCATGTTTGCAGTATAGATCATTTCAGATTCGCTCAAAGAATCAAGAGATTCAATAAAGTCGAAATCATTAGACCCATAAAGGTCAGATTCTTTTAGAAGCATATAATAATTCTCCTTTAATGACCACTATAATATATTAGAATAATCATTAATAAATAGTCATTACAAGGCTTTTATATCTTTTATAAAATTACATTCTTTGAATAGCTGTATTATATTGGCTATTAGCTCTTTTCCATTCATTTTTTGCTAAAGAAGTTTCTTTATCTTTACTAAATACTCCAGTAGCAGCTTGTTTTGCTTTAAAGAACCCACTAGAAATTTTATCTTTTAGCCAAGTAATAGCACGTTTTAGATTTAAGATAATAGTGGCAAACCAACCTTTTTTAGAAGCAACAGCATTTTGTTGTTCTTTAATTTTTTGATTGAGTTGGTTTGTTAAAGCTTTGATACGAGCAGTAGCTTGTTCCATACTTTTCACATTATTTAAATCTGGCATAGGAGCTGTTACTTCTTCAGATAAAACTTGTTGTGTAACTAAATTAGCTCGTTCTTCATCTATGGCTCTTAATTCTTTTGAAACTTGAAACTCTTCTTCAATAGTATATTCTTCTCCAAATAGAACTAGTCTAGCAAGACCTTGTTCTAACATATCATTTTCAATCATATATTGAAGTTCTTCATTAAACTGTTTAAAAGAGTTTACAGCTTGTTTTTCTTCTGTGAATAATAATCCCATTAATATCCTCCTAATCTTCTTTTTTAGTAGCAATCATATATTGATTTTCGGTAGCAGAATTATCTATATCATCGATTCTAGTTTGAAGTTTATTAATAACCTCTTCTGTACTAGGGAAATCATAAGATCCTGATGGATCTATATGAACCATATGCATATCTAGTACTTGAGTTTCTTTATTATAATCATAGGTTCTAGAAATAGCTTCAGAATATTCTAAAGTAGCTTTTAACTGTGGATCCATATATTTCCCATAAATCTGTACAAAGGTTTTATAATCCCCATATACATAATTAGTCGGAATGAATAAGTATCCATTATGAACTAACTCATGAACAGTTTCTGATAATGGTATTAATCCAACGTTTAATCTATAATGATTAAACATGACTTCTTTAGCTACAGCATTCTCTGAAATATTTTCTTGGCAAGCAACTCTCTTGGCATATATTGTTGTTACCAAATCAAATAGAGTTAGAGGAGAATGATGTATATGAATCTTAATAGAATAAGTATCGATATTGTTTACGTTCTTATAGAAAGAACAGCTAGTCATATCAACACAGTTTCTTAAGTATTCGATATATTTTTTATAAGATCTAGAAGATCGACAAATACGTTCAATGTTTTTGAAGTACTTCATTAGATCTTTTTCATTAGTAAAATCATAATCTGCTATATCAAAAGAAGGAAGATGGTCTAAGACTATCGTCTTCTTAGCATTAGGTAATTCGAGCTCATTATAACCTCGCATTTTATTATATCACCTCCTGATATTATCACAATGTCTAGGGATAGCGCCTAAAGATAAAATGATAAGGAATGACACTTATATAAGTCATATTTTTATTTAAATATTTTTAACTTTGCAAAGGATAAAAAATATGGGATTATATACGATTCGAGATTTTCAAGAGGGAGGAATATTAAGTGAAGCTTATGTTCCAAAATCGAAATATCTCAAAAGGGCCGAAGAGCTACTGGATAAGATTAGGAAACCTTATCTAGTAGATGATACCAAAGGCATGATTGGTTTACTCAAAATCAATAGCCAAAGACTAGCTTCTGTCGTTAAAGAATTATATACTGATAAAGACTGGAAAGAATTTGAGAGATGTCTTGAAAAGCAGTTTGGATTTGAAACTTTTTCTGTAAATATACTCAGAATGTCTCAGATTAATGCTTTTACATATCCAGTTTCTTTAGACATGACTAGACTTGCTAGTTTCGATGACGTTTTAGATAGTAATGGATTGAGATATAAAGAGTCTGCAAAGATTAATGGTATATCATTTATTTCTGATGGGCTTTTATTTAATTCTAAAATGTCTTCTGGTCAAGTTTTAGCTATCATTTTACACGAAATTGGTCATAACTTTTCTCAGATGGCAATCAGTTTCTTAGCACAATATAATGCAGGAAGGTCTTTGTATGGAACTACTGCAATGATACTATCTTTATTTACAAAACTAGATGTATATTTTGGTATGGATGACAAATCAAATTTCGAAAAGTTTGGTGCATTGCTTAGTCATCTAATTAATACTACTGATTTTGGAAAAAGGGTGACTAATTTATCAAAAAGGAATCAATTATACAAACCAGTGTATTTAGGTTTTGATACATTTGCATCAATTCTGGCTATAAAAAGTGATATAAAATCTGTTCCTGAAGGTGCGAAAAAAATAGTTGATAGTATAAAAATGATATTCCACAATAAGCTTCTAGAATATATAAAGGATAATAGCAAAGCATATGTAAAATATATTGCTGATAATAAAAAACAAGTTGCTGTTAATCATGTCATGAATTATATGGGTTACATGGATGAATCTTTTGCTGATAAATTTGTAGCAATGAATGGATATGGTGTAGAGTTTGCTACTGCTATAAAACTCATGAAAACAGAAACGCTTGGATATGGTATCAATGGTTTAGCGGACAAAATTCCTTTAGTAGGACAATTGTTTGCTCTTGAATATATAATGGGTTCTTTCTTTGGAACTATTATTACTGGCGAACCACATCCTACAGATGCGTCTAGAATCATGACACAAATAGATATCTTAGAAGAAGAATTAAAACGTCCTGATATCTCTCCTAAAACTAGAGCTATTATAGAAAAAGATATTAGAGATATCAAAAAAGAAACAGAAAAGGTTGATAAGCTTCTTAGAAAAGAAATCAATCTAACAAGTTCTTCTTTCAGACTATATGTATTAGCTTGGGATGAATTTATTACAAGCGTTCAACCTAAGAAAGATATTCGTGAAAAATTCATGAGCCTGGTTAATAGTAATAAGAAGATTATTGAAAACCTTAAAAAGAATGCTGAGTCTGATAAAACTAAAAAAGATTCACTTCTAGAAAAGATCAATAATAAGCTCAAATTATCTAAATAATATATTTACACTTAATTAATCTGATCAAATAATCTCATATAGGTTTTTGAAAATAACTTAAAATATTTTAGTATTCTATAAAAGGAGAATATAAAAAATGGCATTATTCCAATTAAACGAAAGTGGTTCTTTAGTTTCCGCAGAGAATCTTTTAGAACAATTAGAATTAGTAACATCTGGTTCTTTGATGTTAGAAGACGCTACTGCTGAAGAAGAAAAATATGAAGATCTTCATAATAAAATTATTGAAAAAGAACAAGATTTGAAAAAGGTTATTGATAACAAATCTAAATCTTGGTTAGAACGTAAATTAACTTCTTTCCAAGCTGCTATTGAACGTTTTGAAAGAAAACACAAACTTACTAAAGATAATAAATCCAAAACTATCATTAAAAAGATCTTATCTGTTTTAACTCGTATTGTTAAATGGATCAATGACAAATTGATCAAAGCTACTCGCTTTGTAGATAGCAAATTATTCAAAAACAGACGTGAGAAAAATGCTGCTGGTAAAGAGTCCGCATTAAGAGGCGAACTTAAAGATTTAAAAGCGCGTCGTAATAAAGCTTGGGGTCGTGAAAGAGCATATTACTACGACGAAAATTAATATAGCTAATATTAAAATACCATATGGGAATTACTCCCATATGGTATAATAAATTATTGAAAGGATTTATAAATATGGCATTATATAGATTAAATGAAGATTATAATACATCTTCTGCAGAAGCTCTATTAGAGCAATTTGAAACATTTGTTTTATGTGAAGCACTTCAAGTGGAAGAAAGAGATTTAGATTCTTTAAATAAGCAGCAAAAAGAACAAGAAGAACAGTTAGAAAAATATAATAAACAACTTACTGAAAAAGAAGCTCAAATGAAAAAGCTTATTGATGAAAAACCTAAATCTTGGTTAGAGCGTAAACTAGAATCTTTTAAAGCTGCTATTGAACGCTTTGAAGAAAAGTATAAGCTTACTGATGATAATAAATCTAAAGGCATTATTAAAAAGATTCTATCTGTGTTAACTCGTATTGTTAAATGGATTAATGAAAAATTACTTCAAGCAACAAGATGGGTTGGAAATAAATTCTTCAAACGTGAAGAAAAACTTAAAGCTCATGATAGAAAGATTAATAATCTAGATATTGATTTAGGATTTACTAGAGTTGCTAGAGATCATACAGCTAAGGGTCTTAAATCTACTAAAGGCATGATTGAAAAAGCCAAAACTAATGGAAAGGGCAAAACAAACGATTATGTTTTTACTGGAAAAGAAACTAAAGAAGAATTTGATAAAATGATGACAGATAAAAATGGTCGTCTAGTAATTAAATAAAGGATATTAAATAATTATGCCCCTATTTAAATTAAACGAAAGTATTGAAACTGTTGCTCATAATGCTATAGGAAACTTTCTCATGGGTGATCATACTCTTGGAACAAAGAAATGGATAAGCTCTATCGATCCTAGACTAATTCCTAATGGTATTAGAGATAAACATGATCAAGAGTATTTCCGCAAATATTATAGAATCACTCCTGCAGTAGAATCTAAATTACGTCAAATGATTAAAGATATTCCAAATGTAGCTATGTTTGGTAAAACTAAGGGTTATAAATCCAATGATATCTTTAATGATTATTATGGGTCTAATGCTAAAACAGAAGATCAATCTGCTATGCTTATAAAGCATAAAGCAAATGAAGTTTCTCTTGGGACTGCTACTGCTTATAAGATCTTAAATTATGGAGATAAATTTGCGATAGTATTCTTCATATTTGATAGTAAAGGTATTGACTCTGCAAAAGTTATTACTACTAAAAGCGAAAATAAATATGATGCAACAGTAATCCCTGGGTTCAAATCTATCAAACCTTCGGAATATGAAAATCCAAAAAACAAAAATAAATAAAAAAAAAATAAGAGGAATACCATAACGGTATTCCTCTATCATTTTATAATTTATTTAGTTAAGAATGAATAGATCAATATTGCTATTGTAGTAATAGCAAGTATCGCAATAATTAATGTCTCTTTTATACTATTAATCTTATCAACACATCTGATATTATATGGGTTATTATTAGATTCGTCTATATAAGAATTAGAATTATATTCTTTTATTTTAGATCCTACTTCTATAAGATATAAAGTTCTTTCACCATGATCTAATCCTATGCTATATTGTATATCATAAATAGATATCTCTTCTTTAGGATAGTATTCTGGAGGGGAATATAGCTCTCCTCTAGCTAAGATATATGTATTTTTTAAAAATACTCTAGCCAATAAATCACATGCTAATGTGTTATTGTTATTATTGTTTCGTATTTTATCCATTATAGAATAGATAGTATCTTTAGTATTACGAGATATAAGACTAGTTCTACAAGTATCTGCTATAATAACAAAATTATCATTATCATAGCTATCAACAAGTTTTTTATTATCATTAATTTTAACTTCATCAAATCCTGCAAGATCAGAATCTGCCACGGAATCTATAATATATTTTATATAATCTATATATTCAGAATTTCTAACCTTCTTAGTTTCTATCTTATATACATTATCTACATCGTGGTTACTAAGAGGATCTATTCTTATTACTTCTGTAAATCTAGTTGGTTCATATAGAATTCCAATAGGATCTTCTTTATTAAAATAATCTTTATCATATGGAACGCAATATATTCTAGGAATAAATAGTGGAACATCTTCTTGTTTTATGTGAGCATTAATAACTCTAAAAGCATTATCAAATATAAGGTTATCTGGTATATGACTAGCTTTAGAATAATCTTCAACAGTCTTTGGGGATGACTCTTCAGTCATATTATAATCACCATTGAAATTTCTGGCTATTCTTCTATATGTAGGAGGGTCAACAAAATATAAAACGTCTATATATTTTGCGTTATATCCACCGAATCCAGTATTTATTTCTTTAAAGAAAGTTTCAATACTTTCTGCATTTTTTATTTCTAGTTGATCGATGATTTCTTCTTTCTCTAAATCATCAATATCTTCATTAGTAAATAATCCCATTCTTTCATACCTCTATATCAGCTATTATTTATTATATGGAATATTAGAACAACCGATATTATCATAAACATAGTACCTATGATGCCAGAGAATATAGCAAAATATTTTAAATTAGAATAATCGGAATCTAATTTTTGCATATTTTCTTCCAATTCATCAGTGATATTTTTAATCTTAAGTAATTCATTATTAGTGAGAGAGTCAGACTGTTTAAAAATATTAACAGCATTATTGGTAGAAGAACTGAATCCGTTTATTACTTTTTCAAATTCATCTAATTTTCTTTCGAAAGAATTCATTTTAAATTCTACTTGATTTATTTTTTCTATAGATTCGATGATCTCTAATTCATCAATCTCTTCAGGTTGAGAGTTTTTATTTGTAATCATTTTAATACCCCGAATATATAAAAGATAGAGATAGAGTTTGAGAAGTCTCTATCTTTTATACTCATTATAAGAGAACACAATATTCCCTCCAGAATTATATAAGGAATCTATCATCTCTTGAGATTCCATTTTTAAAATTACTATATCAGTATTAGATAGATCTAGTTCATTATTATGAGAGATAATAAGACATTGATCAAATCCTAAATCGATCATGATCTGCTCTATAAGAATAGAGAACTGAATACGATTCATATTATCTAAATTATCATCAACTTCATCTAGTTTGATAATATTATATTTATTAGAAGAGTTTCTTAAAAGTACGAAAGATATAAGCATGGAAATCATTGATAACTGACTATCACTCATTAATGAGATATCTTCCCTTACTCTACCTTCACTATCAGCACATGGAATATTAAACTCATTTTCATTAATAATGAATGGTTGCAAAGTGAATCTTCCTCTAAATAATAGAGTCAGTAAAGCATTAGTCATATTAAGTATACTATTCATAAACACAGACATGTATACTGTTTGAATGCCATGTATAGAAGTATACTTCTTGATCATCTGAATCTCATTATACTTAGCTCCATATTCTTGGGAGTCTCTTGTATATTGCTCAAATAATACAATACGATATTTATTCTCTTCGATAGCTTTGGTTAATGCTGGAAGATCAGTATTTTGCAAAGCAGATAATTCAGCACCTCTTCTATTTAGCCTATCGGTTAATTCTTTAATAGCAACTGTATCTTTTTCCATAGAATCTATCTTAGAGGTTATAGATTGCAATTCTTCAGAAACTTCTTCAAATTTCTCTTTATTTATCTTTGCATATCGTATACTGTCTAGAACAGATTTAATCTCCAATTTAGAACTTCTAATCTTCTCAATTTCAGCGAGTACGCTTACTTTAGAATCACGGATGGTAGATAAATTCTTTAAATCAGTATCTATTTTTTCTTGCAAAATTCTTATTTCAGCATTTGCAGAAATTAATTTTTCTTTAGCACTTTCATAAGAGTGAAGATCATCTTCTAATGCTGATACAATCATAGAGATATTTTTAAATTCTTGATATTTATCTACAGATTCGAAATTCAATCTTATTCCATACTCTATATTATGATATAGGGTATTGATAGAATCCAAAAATTCGGTTCCAGGGAATTTTCTTATAATCTTAGACATTGACTGAATATATTCTAATATAGATTTCATTTCATAAAGACACTGAGTCTTCATCATATTCTCTTCTGCTAAATTCTTTGCAGATTCAATAGCATCTAATGTAGAATTTATCTTGGTAGATAAAGAATATAAAGACTGTCTACTTTTAAGAAGATTTTTGGCTTCTACTATATCTTTAATAAAAGGACAATCAGATTTGTGATTACAATCATCTGGTATTTTGTTATAATCCTTGGATCTATTATTTAAGAATTCTACATCGCGTTTTTCTGTTCTAAGATCCTCTAATTGCTTTTCCAATCCTGATAGTATTTCAGTATGATCCAAAATAACTTCATTCTTACCAGTTCTTAAAGAATTCATAGATTCTTTTCTTACTGTTTCGGAATAAGTTTGAAAAATAGTCTCTACAGTAGAATTGAATTTTTCTATTACAAGTTTTACTGTTTCGTAATCTTGCTCAGAAATATTCTTATAAGTTTCAAATAATGAGAAGAATGGTTTATAAGATTCTAATTCTTTCTTAGTAGATTCTATCTTAGAGTTAAGATCATCCATATGATCTTTATCGTATAAAGAATCTAGTTTAATCTGTAGCTCTGTAATATTATTAGAAAGATCTGATTCATTATCTAGAATTTCTTTAGCTCTTGAAGAAAGCATTTCTTCATTAGCCTCATATCTAGCCATATCTTTCTCATATTGAATTAGTTTCTCTTCAGAATATTCTTCTATATCTGGAAGCTCTCTTATTTCTTTTTCTAAGATAATCTTTCTCATAGAAAGATCTTTATAATCATTAAGGAAGTTTCCACTAGTATCTAATCTAGATAACTCTGCTTTTATAGTTGCTATTTCACTAATAAGACCATTTTTCTTATTATCTAATTCTTTAAGAGCTAACGTATCTTTTTTAATAGCATCTTCTACTATAGCGACATTACCAATTTGATTTAGTTTAGTTACATAAGAATCTATAATAGATTTAAGTACTGTAGATTTGGTACTAATCATCTTATGAATATTATTAAATACAGCTAGAGATGATATAATAGAATTTACATATCTCTTTCTCTCAGATGGTTTCAAACCACCTAAACCCTTTTTATTTGCTGATAGTTGAGATAACGTAATAAAGTTATCATCTATCCCTAATATATCATATATAACTTCTTTAGCAGTAGTTATATTATTGGATGGATTTAAATTCTCAATACTCCCATCAGGATTTAGTCTGTTAAGATAGCATTTAGTTGGACGGCGAATGCCATCTTTTACAACAGACTCATACTTTATATTTAATATCGTTTGAAAATCTGTTTCATAAGCTATTTCTTTGATAGCTGTTTTATCAGGTATAAAGTTTATAGAAGAATCAGCCAATGGCGTCAAGGCTTTAAATATAGTAGATTTACCAGTACCATTATCCCCTTTGATTATTAGTACTTTATGAATACATTTAGAAAAATCTATTTCTATATGATTCAATCCCATACCATTATATATACCTATATAGTTTTCCAACCTAAGACGTAATAATCTCATATATACACTCCTATTCTAGAAACCCAATTGTTAATTTTAATAAAAAGACTATAGCTGCAAAGGTAGTAATAAAAATACTTATTATTATACCTTTCAAGAATTTATCACTTTCTTCGGAATAATATACAAACCTGTATAGATATAAACTAATTTTTATTAAAGCATAGCATATTAGCAAAAGACATGTCCAACCTATAACATCGGATGTATATATGGGATTTCCACTAGGACTAGAAGAATTAAGGACATTCGGTGTTAGCAAAAACGTGTCTGCATTCTGACCAGCAACAGACAATATCATCACCTTCTCTTTTAGAATAAAAATAGATTAGAGATAATATACAAGAATCCCATCATGAATAGATAGAAGAAGGTTAATATCATAAATAATATAAATGCCAGAGCTACCATCTTATATAAAGTATTCTTTATTCTAGTACCTTTAAATTTATATAATAATACTATGAATATAGATGCTATCATAGAAAATACAGCATTATATATTAACACATTAGATGTGATATCATAAAAACTCATAAAATATCTTTTCCTTTCAAACATGGTTAATTAGAAGTCTTAGTCTTCCTAATGAATAAAAAAGATAGAGGCGTTAAGCCTCTACCTCTTTGTCTTCTTTGAGCCATTCGTTTTCGAAGTTCTTAACGATAGCTGCAATTTTAACAATATTAGGAACGTTATTATTCCAATTATTAATATTAGTATCAGAAGTAAAGTTAATGATATCTTTAATACTCTTTGCCATGTTTTTAATATGTTGGACTTCTCTTTTCTTTAAAGTTGGAGACTCTGTTTCCATACAATTTCTGTAGAGATAATTATCACATTCTTTATCTTCTGGAATCTCTTCATCTGATTTAAGCTTGGATATCCATTCTCTATTCTCACAATCTTCATCTGATATATACTCATCCATGAATGGTACATAAGTACATTCCATAGTAAATAATAGTGGTAAAAGAATATCGTCTAAATCAATAGCGCCATTATAAATATATTCTATATATTTAAATAATGCAGCACATTTGATGAGATGATCCATAAAGATTTGATTCTTATTATCTCTATAGAAGTCTTCTATTACTCCAAACATAGGAGTCGTATTTCTCCAGAACTCACTAAGTTGCTTGATATAAGGGAGTTCTTTAAATTTAACTCTTAAAGGTTTTCCATCTTTATCAAAAGCTATAGCTAGATGCTTAACAAGTCTATTGAATTCATCTTCTAATACAATGACTGTATTATCTGCTGGAGAATAATCTGAGAAAGATATAAATGGGTTATACGCTAAATGCTCTCTTTCAAACTCTATTCCAGATACAAAGTAATATCTTGTAGCTTCTACATTAAGCTGGTTAAATTCATCTTTAGAGTTCTTGAAATTAAACTCATTATAATCTAATTTATCTTGTCTCATAAGACATTCTTCTCTATTAAGAATCTTATTACCAAATTTTGATTCTATAATAGTAAGAATAGATTCTCTAATAGCAGAATGTTTTTGAATATTGTTTATAGAATTGATACGATTCAATTCTGTTACAAATATATTTGCAAAAGAGAATGGGTCTGTTGATTTAATAAATTGATGCATAATTATATCTCCTTTTAAGCTTTACCTAAGAATATACCGTAATTTGGAAGAGCTACATAGAATGATTCTATATCTATATCTTTTCTTTCGATATCTTCATAAGAATCAATAATTATTCCATGTTTATTTTTATCAATAATCATATTATAAGTATTATAAGTAAAAGTTACACTAAATTTTAGTAGGTTATAATGATCTGGTAAAAAGTATAATAACCATAATGGAATTAATAAGAATCTATCACCATTCTCACTTCTTCCCAATCTAAATCCTTTATCTTCTAAAAATACAAATTGAGAAATAGCTTCTTTCATAATAACAGTTCCTTTTTCAGGATCTGAGAATGAATCATCAAATCTACTATTTAATCCTATAATGTATTTAAAAAGATCGTCTGCAAATTCTCCCATTTCAGAAATTACATTTTTCAATTCTGGATTTACATATTCTTTATCAGTTACAGAACGTATAATCGCAGAAATCATACAGCCTATTGCATGTGTCTGCATGGCATTTACTGACTCTATTAAAGTCGTTCCATCAATTATTTTTTTCATAATAAATCTCCTTTAATTTAAACAAAAGAATGTGAGTAGATCGCTATGATCTACTCACTATTATAGTATATAACTGTACGGCTATTTGTTCTTTCTGATTCTTACAGCAATTCGATTTGCAATCATTGCTCTATGTCTTCCTTTGATTTCTCTGGATGCTTTCCATCCAATGAAACAATTTAACTGAAGATGTTTGGTAATAGGTCTGTCTGATTTCCATACAAATGGTTTATCAAATAGCCATCTCCATCCCTTTTCATGACCACTATATTCTTTATACTTAGTAGAGTCATTGTAAATCATCTTTCTATTATCTACCCAAGTACCTAATAAATAGAATGCGAATCCATATCCACAGTTTCTATTTAGCCAACCTACACGGCAGAAATATCTTTTGATACGATCTTTAAGTGGTAATGGTTTAAGATTCTTCACATAATATCTTCTTCTACCATACTTATCTTCTCCACCCTTGTATTCTTTATTATACTTATCAAAGTCATATCTAAAGATTTTAGGAATTTGATTTAGGACGAAGTATTTATTATCAACACTATCATCCCAAGTTTGCCATAGATGCCATAGACCTTTTAGTTCACCATCTTCATCTGCAAATAAGACTACAATCCAATTTGTAAGATAACACAAGATCATGCTAAGGAGTTGTAATGGCAAGAAGATTAAAAATTTTACCATAATAATCCTTTCATAAAAATAACACTAATCCTCGTCAATATATCCGAGTATCTTAATGTCATCTTTACCCTTAGCCATTCTTTCTTCTTCTTCTGTAATCTTATAATAATTAGATGGATATATCCCATCCATAGTTCTTTTCCTTACAGAGCGATATCCACAAGGACAAGCATACTGTATATCCTCTTGTGATTTAAGAAGCTTATTAGGATAAGTGCCTATCTCAGTTAGCCCATATAAGCGGTATTCTGATTGAAGCATTACTAAATTTCTACCACATCTAGGGCATATTCCAAACTCATTAGTTGTTACTACTTCTTTCATATTATCATTTCTCCAATTCTATTTATTGTATAATCTGCATTATACGTTTGTCACCTTTAGCAACTAAAATTGAATCAGAGAACTTAGAATCTTTCATAGATTTCAATTCACAAGTAAATGGTTTAGCAACTCCATTTACTACGATCTTTTTCAATCTAAGATCAGATACATTTCTTACATTATGGATTTTCATCTGTTGTTCTAATTGAGCTCTGGAATAAACCCAATATCTCATGTAATAACTTTCATCAGCCATTATAATTAGTCCTCCCTTCAGTTACAATAATATTTAAATAATTTGCCAAATCTTCTAAAGATGTAAATGCTGGAATATGATTATCTTTAAGCATTTTTAAAACAGCTTCAACTGATTTTATTTGTGGAATAGTAAATTCATGTCTTCCATTTCCATCTTCATATAAGAAACATACGATTGTCTTAAGAGGACGTTTATTCATATCATCAATCATTTCAGCAATAGAATAAAAACCAGTCATCATAGGAGTTATACAATATAAAACAAAATCATCATTGTTTCTATGATATATCTCTTCTTGTTGGGCTTCTTCATTCCAGTCATCTACAACTGGATTGAATGGTTCGAATTTATTACTTAGCATAGGGATAAGTTTATCTCTCCAATTAGACCCATTGCATGTTCCTCCTAAGAAAATAGTAATTTTATCTAAAACAATATTTTCTTCTTCCGTAATAGGGATTCTATTTGGAGCTGGAATTGGTCTAGCAGAAACTGGACTAATTGAAGGTATATCGGATTTTGTAAGAAGCATTTTCTTATCCTCCTTATTTTAGTGCTTACTCATAGTGTCATTTTTATTAGTAAAAAAATATCGAGGATAACGACTAGCGCTATCCTCGAAATATATTATTTATGGAAATCCTTAAGTTGTAATTCTGGAACGGAATAGTCTGGTTCTTGGAAAATTTTCTTGTTGAATTCTACAACTTCTTTTAATGGATTTTCCTTCTTGAATTCTTTATATTGTTTTTCCAATCCCTTTCTCCAAGTATTAGGTTCCTTGGATTTAGGGTCTTCTCTGAAATAACCATTAGGCTGCATATGAATCAATGGTACAATCATCGAAGTAGCACCAGGATCTGTAGGAGATGATGCAGACATGTCTACTATACCGATATTGGAAGTATGGCAATATCTATATACATCTGGAATTGCATTATTACCAGATTCACCAATACCTTGAGGTCCTTTATAAGTATACTTCAAAGCAAGATATGAGTCATTATCTGTTGTAATATCTCTAAAGTTAACAAGGTTACAATTTGTAATCTCATTAATCAAGAACATTGGATCCGTATTAAGACGTTTCTTAACAGATTTGATATCTACCTTTTCACCCATATCAGATAAGGCATAGATTGCTTTAGATAATCTTGGAGCATATAAAGATGCAATATATTCTTCGCATCTCAATCTCTTAATGGAGATATCTAAATTATCTTTGGCTAATAGAGAATTATATTCGTACATTACCCATCTTAAAATAGCAAAGATAGTATTCTTATCCTCTTCTGGAAGTCTGATCTTTTCTACAGTAGTTCTATCATAGATTAATTTAAGGGAAGTTAATACTGAGATACCTTTGTTTCTAGGTGTACTCAAATTGAACTTTCTTCCCAAAGAATCTAACCAGAATTCTCTTGAGAAAATAAATGGAATAGTTGCAAACTTTCTTGGGAATTCATTACATAATTCAACCATCACATGTTGTAGTGCTGGATTGGTATGCAAAATAGATTTAGGACAGCTTACAAAGATTTGACTAGTCTTCTTAGGTAAGAATGTATACCAATTAGGATCATCTGGATCTGTGTCTGTAATTCTAACAAATTGATCTAATCCTAAGAATTGTAGTCCTCTAATCAATCCCATCTCAGCAAAGATATATTTTACCATAGGTACAGATTTCTTAAAGATATCTGCATCATATGTTACAGCATATACTTTGTTCTCTCTTACATCACTCAATTCATTCATGTGTCTGTATACACGAATTGGTTGGAATGCTGATTTAACTGTAACCATATCATATTTGTGGTTTGATGTTCTATTGTTGTATGTAAATGCATCAACGATTTGATACATTGCAGATCTTACATTGCCATTGATCTTAAAGTAGAACTTTTCTATTACTTTAGGAACTGCAATGATAATATCAAACATTTCTCTACCATCAGCTGCTTCAATATAGTAAGTTACGATTAATAGTCTTAAGTCAGACTCTTTTAAATCTATGAAATCATAACGATTGTCTGTAGAAGCTTTCATCTTAGAAGATTTACTAATGGCATTTGCTTGGTATTGTTGTAAGATATCAATAATTTGTTTATAATCATCTACAACAGTGAAGTTATGAACCTTAATAGTGAAATACCCATTAACACCCATTTCACGTTCAGTAGACTTGATTATATTTTGCAAGTAGTAGATGATTAGATCATCCGATCTACCAAATAATTCTGTATTGAATTTTTCTCTATACTTATTTGCATAATTATAGATAAATTCTCTTTGATTCATCTTCTCCTCCTGTTAATCAATGGTATCATTTATACAGGTTGTGAGTTTTTCTCCAATAGGATTAGGAGCATTCTTCTTATCTTCAAATGTAACAGAAGCTCTAATATCAAAGATATCGCAGAATCTTTTTAACTTGAAGAAAGTAATACTATGACCAGCTAAACCACGAAGGTCATTAGAATAGTCAGAACCAAATCTAGGTTTATAGTTTTCAATATCTATAGACTTCTTAGCAATAGCTTGTTTAAACAAAGCCATTTCTGGAGTATCTTCTTCTTTAACGATAGGAGTATAGATATTGTTAGCAGAGATTAGAATAGTACGTTCTTGTTGTTCTAATTTAGCTTGCTTTTCTATGGCATCTCTAAGATTCTCTACATTCTCGAAATCGATGATATTCTTAGCATCATATTCTTCATGATTAACATCTTCTGGATTAGAATATACTAAAACAGGACCAGCATCATAAACATTAACCATATCTCTAGTAAATTTAGTATTTACAGGATATACTGTATTCCCAGATACGACAGCCGTATCTTCTGCAAGATCTTTAGAGATTTGTGGATTCAAAATAGATCGTCTGATAAAATCATCCTGATCCATTACGTCTAAGATTCTTTTACCTATCTTCATTTTTTTCATAGTACTAACATCCAATCTGAAAAAATTATATTAAAAACTTAATAGACAGATATAGGTTGAGAGGATAATTCCTCTCAACCATCTTCTGTAGATTTATTAGTGTTCGTTCTTAATATATTGAACTAAAGATTCTGGGATATCGATTCTATGACCTTTGTTAGAAGTAAAGGTATGAATAGTATCTTCTTCTTCTGGTAGGGTTGGCTGAGCCATTCTATTAGCTACAATTAGAGGCATCATATCTTTACTAGAAATTCTTCTACCCTCTTCTCTACCTGGAGTTTGAGAAAGCAACTTGAATAGTTTTAAAGCTGCTTCTTTTTTAGCTTCTCTAACATCTTCGTCGACAGGTTCTTCAACTCTGGATACATATATAGGAGTTGCTCTATCACTGTCTTTGTGTTTGAATAGGTAGGAAGTAAGAGTTTTAATAGGTCCTTGAGTCTCTTCTTGTTGATCATCTTCATAATGATTACAAGTACAAACTTCTGGCTCAATATGCTCAATATCTTCTAATTCAGCTTCAGAAATTACAACAGGAGTGGGTTGTGTGAATTGAGGAATTAAATTCGACTCAGCTTCATAACCATCATCAACAGATGCTACAGCTGCTTTGTCAACTATTTCTCTAGCAACAGCTTTGATTAACATTTGTTTTTCTTGTTCTGTTTCTAAATGAAGAACTGTATGAGTTACTTTCATAATAAATCTCCTTCTTTTCTTCTTCTCAAATATTATTTATTTGAATTAAGCACGTTCAGGAAGTTCTTGGTTAGAAGCAACACCAGAGTCATCTTTTACATGTTGTTTCAAGTGTTCAGATGGTTCAATACCGATGTATACGTTATTACCAGCAATTTCACCAGTCATAGTGAATAAGTTAGTGAATTCCAATACAGGATCAATAGATACGTTGGAACGCATATAATCAAAGATTACATCTAAGATTGTACAGAACAATTCTTGAGCAGAGCCTTCACAGATATTACCATTGTCATCTTTAGGCATGAATTTGAATACCAAGCCATATTCATCATGACCATGATCAGCAATTACTGCATAAGCTGCTTGGGATTCTGGGAATGTATATACTTTCCATTTAGCATCAATATCTTCTTCATTGAAAGTATAGTTCAAAGTCCAAGAACCTTAATCAGCACCTTCTTCTTCTTGTTTATGGAATTGAACGTATGCTGCGAAATGGAATTTGTCATTAGCATCTTTGAATACCAAAGCTACTGGAGTATCTTTAGATTTGTTTTTACCTAAGAAGATAGCGGCACCTTCAAACAATGTTTTGATACAAGCTTCAGATACGAAGTCATTCCAACCATAATCACGGGAAGTGAAAGTTTTCATAATTTGCATTGGGATGCTGGATTCAAGATAGTTCTTCATTTAAGAGTCCTCCTAAAAATTATAATAAAAGATCTTTTATATAATCAACCCCGTCGGGATGATATCAGAATTATAGTGTATAACCAATTTAAAGGTTACGAATTAGTCATACACTATATCAATTTTAATTACTTTCCATAATTAACCTTAAGAAACTGATCTGCCTCATCAGGTGTCATAATAAATGGATAGTAATTTTTAAAGCTTTGAAGATTTGTATAATTAATACCGCCTTCAATAGTAAGACCAGAAGATTTCTTATAGTTCTTTTCTTTAGCTTTAAATGCTTTAGTTACATTACCAGATTCAAATCCGATATATGGTACTACTAATATAGCAGTAGCTCCAGTAACACCAGCATCTTCTCTAGCATCAAAACCAGCTTCATTAAATCTATTAGCTAAACCATGATCTCTTAATCCAGAGAATCTTACTTGTGCTTTATTATCTTCTTCACCAACAACAGTACGTTCAATATTAAAGTTATTGAAGATGAACTCTATATCTGGTCTAAACAATTCTATTTCATTTCTAATAGTTTCTACTGTTTTAGTACCAATACCTTTAGCAGCAGATATATTATTTAGAACTTTATCAGTATTTAGTAATAGCTCTTCTAAAGTT